GTTCCGTGTGGGATTCTCCAGGGACGCTCGAATCGGAGAGCTCCATCGTAGGTATTTGCCTGCTAAGCATTTTCCGGTGGTTGGGTCGGTTCCCAAGGCCTTTATTGGTAGGAATCGCCGCCACATGGATATGCAAGTGGCCCAGTTTGAGAGCGATACAGAGAAATCTGTTGATCGCTCTAACTGGGGATTGCCGGAGCCTAATCGCCCGGCCTCTTATACCTCACTTGGTAAATATGCTAAGGGTATTCCGGCCCTAGACGATAGCCAAGTTGAGGCGCTTAACAAATCTTTCCAGTGGATGGAGAGATGTTTTGCGCCCTACATGCAGGGTTCACGTGTGAAGAGCCAAGAGGAAGCTGTTGTTGGTTTAGATAAAACCACCAGCCCTGGCTTTCCGTGGACTCGGAAGTATGCAAAGAAGCGCGCCATGTGCGAGGAGTGGAAAGACTTCGAGAAGTACATGGGGGACGATTGGGATCGGCTCCGCAATAAGCGGTATGTGGCCGTGTTCGGAAACTCTTTGAAAGAGGAGGTCCGACCCCGTGTGAAGATAGATGCGAATTCGATACGCACCTTCACGGCGGGCCCTATTGAGATGACTATTCATGGAAACCGTCTTTTTGAGGACATGAATGAACGCTTTTATGCGTCTCATCTCCAGTCGCCAAGCGTAGTAGGTTTCAGCCCCCTTAAGAGGGGTTGGGATGCCTTGATACGAAAGTTAAAGAAGCATCCTAATGGCTTTGCTCTTGATGAGAGCCAGTATGATTCCTCACTCCGCGCCTACATGATGTGGGCTGTAGCGGAGTTTCGTTGGCGGATGTTACGTTCTGAAGATCAGACTCCTGAGATGAAGGAGCGGTTGCTGTCTTATTATCGCAATTTGGTTAATACCATGATCATTACTTCGGATGGTGTGTTTGTGCTTAAACAGGGTGGGAACCCTTCAGGCTCTGTTAACACTATTTCCGATAATACGTTAATCTTATTCATCTTGCTTGCATACGGGTGGATAATGGTTGTTCCAGATGAGCTGTGTAATTATGAGGCTTTTTGTCGTGAGACAAGTCTCGCCCTTTGTGGGGATGATAACACCTGGACCGTTTCAGACGTGGCAGTTCCCTTCTTCAATGCTCGTGCGTTGATTGAAGTGTGGGACCACATTGGGGTGACTACCACCACTGATTGTATGGATCCCCGTCCAGTAGATGAGTTAGACTTTTTATCAGCATTCACGGTGTATATTGATGGGGTTGCAGTGCCTCTCTATAACCGTGAGAAGTTGCTGACGTCACTTCTCTACTCGCGCCATCCAGATGACGCTGCATTTACGCTTGTGCGTGCATGCGCTTTGTTGCGCATTGCCTGGGCGGATGTTCAAATGCGTGATTATCTGAAGGAGTTGATAACTTGGTTGGTTCAACGTTTTGGTCCAGTTCTTTCCGGGACCAATGAGTGGCGTTTAGCCATGACGCAAATTCCTACCGAGTTTGATCTTAGGCAATTGTTTCTCGCTGATGAAGTTTTGCTTCCTCAATCTTTTTCCGGTGGACCCCTAAGTTCGCGGAACCGGATAAAAAGAGAAATTGAGCTGAGGATGAATGGTCAAATAGCCTTACCCCAGCGTCAGCGACAACAAAGGGTCCCTAGAGGTACGAGGGGCCCCCGGAGATCCCGGAGGTTAGTACCTAGATTGATTGGGCCAAGGATGCCCTTGGGGAATTTCCTCTCAGGCGGTTCGCGCCGAGGGTTGAGACCCCGTCGTCGAGGAGGACGACGCCGTGGCCGCGGTTAACGCGGTCGTGGCCAACGATTGGGTGGTTTTGGGAATGCCGTGCGTGGAGCCGGCAACGTTATGTTAACGTCTAAACCCTTTGGAATGGGTGCCCAAAATATGTCTGTCGGCGCGCGAAGGATTAAGCGCGTGCAGAATGATGAGTTCATTGCTGCTGTAAACGGCACAACGGGGTTTGGAAACACGGCTTATGCGTGTAACCCTGGCAATTCCACCACTTTTCCTTGGCTTTCAGGAGAATCCACGCAGTGGGAGAAGTATCGGTTTGAGTTCCTCGAATTTTATTTTGAGCATGATGTGTCAGCGTTTGCTACACAGGGAACCACAGGTAAAGTAATCATGAGTTTTGATTATGATGCTGCCGATGCCCCACCAACGTCTAAAGCGCAGATGGAGTCGTCAGAACCCCACGCAGACGGTATGCCGAATGAAGATTTTGGCGTAATTATGGATCCAGCCGATTTGTCCGGAAGGACTGACCTGCATTATGTTCGCAGGGCTGGACTGCCTGGAGGTGCAGATATCAGGTTGTACGATGTTGGTAACCTCAACATAGCCACACAGGGTAATCAGAATACCACTGAAGTTGGCGAGTTGCATGTGAGATATTCGTGCGTGTTTGAGGTCCCCGTACTTGATTCAACAACTGCTGCTCCTGCAAACAATCAAGTTTCGTGGTTTCAGAGTTCGTCTGCTCAGACGCTCACCACGACGGTTGCTACTACCCTTACCTTAGGGACTACTAAGACTAATGGTTTAGCTGTGGTGAACACAGCGGGTAGTATGGTTCCCCCAGCTGGGAATTATGTGATAGACAATTGGGCGGTAGCTTCAGATAATACCGCCGAAGCATATACTGTTGTGCTTGATTTCCAGAAGAATGGGAGTACTGTCTTCACTTCCACCTTGCCCACCTTTAAGGCTGCAGTTTCCTTGGGTGCTGGTGAGGCTGTAACAGTTCCACATTCCTGTTATGTGTCCGCCAATGGTACTGATGCTTTTACCTTGGTTGAGACCTTTACGGGTGCCGCGGGTGCTTTGACCACTGTTGGGTCATGCCGTTGGCTGGCTGTTTAAGCTGGGAGACAGGGTTGATGAACCTGTATAAATTAGACATCCCTCTTGCATGAGGTTAAACTGCATGGCAACCCTAGGGGCCGACTGATTATCGGCTTATTCCTAGTGGGGTTTCACGACCCTCCATTGGTGAGTGCGTTCTAAACAGTTCTTAAGAAAGAATTGTGACTTAATGAGTTCAAAGTAACTCTGCCGTCCAGAAATGGGGACGGGATATAAACATACCAAAGAGTTATCCTCTTGGGAGGGACTCCGGCTAGAGCCAAAGTTCGCCGTTTAAAAGTTCTTATTAATTTAGGTCGTAACTTTATAACGGTGATTAAGTCATAGACTTGAGCCTTTCCCTCCCAAAGCCTTCCATATTGAGTATGCCAATTGAATGCCC